CTTTATACTTCGGGTCATCATAATACTCTGGCCTATTCTTTCGCCTTTTCTTTTTAGAAGAACTCGGCATACTCTACCTCACCATCCTCATTTTCACCGTTCCCTATTAGACCGCTAGTAACCATCGCTCTCACTGCCAAACAGAGAGAGTCCAAATTATCGGGTGAACGGCCTAAACGCTTTTTGATTTCTTGCTTTGGCTCAACCCTTATTTTGCTACCAACTGCATCTGTTTTTGCGCTAACCTCACGCATCTGACGGACAATTTCATCATAATTATCCCCGTTAATATATACTAGACCATTTTCACACAAATCACGCAAGTCTAGGTGCATCTCTGCACGCGCATTTAAGGCTACTTTGGCATTATAATCCATTTCTACACGCCATTCGGTAGGCTTTTGCGAGAAATTAACTGCTTCGATAGGCAAATCTGGGTCTAAATGCATCAATGCTTCATAAATATGGATACCTAGACCAATATCAAGACAAGTATTTTCTACATTATTGTCTTGGATAATCTTCAAAATATCTAACGAGATGTTTGTCGTTGTATCATCATTCCATTCCGGGTACTTTTTCTTGAGGTCAACTTGGCTCTCTACTGTTATCCATTTTTGCCCATCCCCCTCATTAAAGGTCAAAAGTGTGACCATTAAGGCATCTCCACCTTTATAGGCTGAATCTATTCCCATAAACCAATGAGTATTGACAGGTTTTGGCAATTTCGCTTTTGACAAAGGTAGAGGTAAAGTAGGGAAAAACCTATTACCAGTAGTTTCGTCGGGGAATTCCACCATAACGAAAGAACGATATTCGGCTGAATATGACGGCATCCCAGTTAATTCCATTCCCCTACGGCTCATTCTACCTTCTACAATTGCTCCGATGTCATTAAGATGTACGACAAAGGTTGTTGGGTCATCATACAAATCTTTAAAATGCCCAGTAATCATCGGGTTACCCACGCAGAAACGCTTGGTGTCTGGGTTCTCCATCATAAAACGGGAGGCGGTGTTAAAACCTACTGGTGTCATTAGCTGTATCTCATCTAGAATTACGAAATCACCACCAATACCGATAGCGCCAGCCGCCGCTACATCTACATTCTTACGGGCCTCATTGGTGGAGAACATCTTGATTGCCCCGCCATTACGCCACGCCAATGCTTCCTTAGATACCTGCGTGGACATACGGGCTACTTTTTTGTTAATATCTCCATCTTCTTCGGTAATGATTAGCCCATCTTGGATTGGTTTAGATGTAGATGGGAGTAAGGATGTGATTTTCTCCTGAATGATGCTAGCCTTGTCCTTTGTAGCACCACCAATACGCACTTCTTTGCCTTCTACCCCTGCTTTTATGATGCTTAAAACACCATTCAAAAATGACTTCCCATAACGAGTAGGGGTGACCATCAGCACACTTCGATACTTCTCGAAGTCTAAACCAGCCTTTTCTGCTTGCTCCCTAGTTAAAAGCCCAGCACCGATTAGGAGAGCCTGAGTAAAAAATAGATAGAGAGGTTTATTTCTGTATGTTGGGAAAAACGCAGATGCCATTTCTTGCCCTAACCGTGCGAGCAAAAAAGCCTCTTCCATACTATCTACCGACAACTTACGATAATCTGATAAGTCAGGAATTCGTCCGATGACCCACTTTGGTCGTTTTTCGATATATTCTTTACTTTCATGCGAAAGCATTGATTCACGAGTATTGACTATCGGCATTTTATAGTTCCTTTTTCTCGATTATAACACAAGAAGCACCCTTTATTTGGGGCAGTAGGTACGAGTTACCTCTCGGCAGGGTCGCACATTATAAGGCTCTCAGGCTTCGTTTCCTAGTGCATGATATTGTCAGCCCGCTTTACATATCGGAACATTTCTGCATTTCACCCTTTCTGTTCATCGCATACTCCAGGTTAGTCCTCTCGGACTCCGATACAGCTTTAACCGTCTGAGGGGGTTTATTAAGCTACTACTGCCTCAAATAAAAAGTGCTTAATATCATTATAACATAAAAAACAATCTACAAATTACCCCTGTTATCTCTAAAATTATTGTAACAAATTTATGGTATGATTAAAACAAGAACACCTATTTAATCCAGAAGATTAAACGAAAGGATTACTTATGGCAACAAAAAGCCAAGAGAAGAAAGTAATACAGAATATTACTGCTTCTAAAGATTTCAATCGTAATGCCTTACTTGCTCGCAGGATTAAAGCGATTCAAGATGCTGGAACGATGACTCCTAAAGCCCAAAGAGGGCTTGACCGCCTAGCTGTTAGATTAAATGAGAAGAGGAAATAATTCAAATGGCAAAATGTGATTCTCAAGGCTTCGTGGTAAAAGCCGACCAAATTGGTAAATTGAAGAACCAAGACATTATCGCTATTTCTGTTCTTGATGACCTCGCATCCTGTGCGAAAATCGACGCAAGAACAATCACCGCGAATACCATAAACCTAACATCTGCATACTACAACGCTGCTAACGTGCCTGATGATATGTTCGGTTGTTCCAAGAACGCTTGTTACAACACCGGTACTTATCAAGGTGAAGTAGAAACTGCTGGTTCTGATGTAATCATTGGTGACTTCTACAAAACCGTAGATGCTACCCTTTATGCTACTGGTATTGTCACTGCTTACTTCTACCTTCCAGAAGGTACTCATACTGTATCTATGGATATAGCTGGCTATACCGAAGCTGGTTGGGCTAACTACGAGCGTTTCACTCAAACCATCTATGCTACTCAAGGTGATACTCTTTATCCAGTACGCTTTGATTTAACTGATGTTGCTTCTGTGGCTGGAACTGGTTGGACGCCAAATCAAATTGGTGCAAAACTACGCTTTACTATTGACGGTACGAATCTCACTGCTGGTGAATCTGGTGATGAAACTATCGTTGGTGTTTCTTCAATCGCCTTCTACGAAGGTTTGGAAGACCTAGAACTCAACAGAACCATCATCGCTACCTGTATCGATACTTGGGGTGATTCACAGACCTTCGATGTAATTGAGGGTGCTTGTGCTACTTCTGAGTATGACCCGAACTCCGGCACGATGACTGCCAATATCACCTTGAACAAATATACCGAGAACCTACGCTATCTCAACCCAACTCTTTACAAATCTGATGACACCGAGTTCGGCGTTTTGAAGATTGTGACCAGAACAGTTGCGGCTGGTACTGGCGACCTTGAAGGTTACGGTGTTGTCCAATTGTCTGATATGCTTGAAGACTGTGGCTTCGTATATGTCCAGACTCCAGGTTGTGCAGGCAACTCGTCTGAATTAGTACGCGTGAACTCTCCAGTTCCTACGATTGCTACTACCGACTCTACTTTATTCCAGGTTCTTTCTACTGCCTACAAGGGCGACGAAAGCCTTGGTTTAATCATTGTTGGTAAAGACTGGATTGGCCAAGACCTCAACTTCATCTATCGTAAGAAGGTTACTGCTGAGGTTTGGGAAGTTACTAACGAATTCCGTGACTTCCATGCTAACATTCTCGCTCCTCTCCGCAAGAAAGACGGTACGATTGAATGGCATTACTATGAGAACGCCTTTATCACCACCCTTAATACAAACATTTCTCGTTCTGACGAAACGACTGTTGAACTTCAATTCACTATCGCCGCTGACGAGAACGGTGTACGCAAGAAAATTGCTAAAATTACCGACGTTTAATTAAGGTAAACTAATTGTAAGGGCGGCAAAGGTTAGAGTTCCTCCCCACGCCGCCCTTTTATGAGAAAGGAGATTTATGGCTGATTGCGATAATGACCGTGAATGCGAAGAAATTAAGCCAGGCAAAATCACACCAAAACCGCTCCCCAAACAATGTTCGGGGGGCGATGAAAGTGGTGGGACTAATGATTTCAATGAGCTTGACAACCGCCCTAAATATGGTGGGGTAGAAATGACCGGGAACACAAATATTCCTAATTTATCTACTGATGTAGAACAATTAGGGACGGCTGTCGAAGGTCTTGGTGACGATGTTGACGGCATCAAAGGCGTAATTCCCGAAGAAGCCACGGCTGAAAATCAATTAGCAGACAAGCAGTATGTTGATGACGCTGTTGCCGGCGGCGGCGGTGGTAGTAGCCCAAAAGTATTAAGCGCTGACGATTATAATTACCCAGAGGCTAATCCTTCTAGGGTTGCTCTTTGGCTGATGCCAACTGGCGAATATATTGTTCCCAGCGGTGTCACCGCCATTTACAACACAGGGGGTTATTCTGTTGATGGACCTGGGGACAGGCACGCTAGTGTAGTGAATATGGGCGGTAAGGTGGTTATTGAAGTATTCCCTACTTCTATCGCAGATGGAGCTTATGGGTATCGTGCAGTAGTCGATTCACATGGGAATCAAGTCGGAGGGCCCGACGCAGCGATATTGATGAAAGTTGTGGATAATTTGACTTCATTTGACCCCCACGCACCATTGTCTGCCAACCAAGGTAGAATGTTGAAACAGATGATAGATAAAACGAAGATATGGGTTAACTTCTCTGATATTCCTGCTTCTGGCAGCACTTCTACTGGTGTAAGTGTTTATTCTTCTAGAAATATGACTGTGGGTGAGTCATTAACGGGACAAACATTTTTTACTTGGGCAAACAGCAATTCAGACGGCAACTATAAATTGTGTATTAAAGATATTGATGGCAATAATAGTGATGAAGAATTGTTCTTGACCGCAGTGAAGAAGCCGCCTATGAATACTGTAAGCCCTTCTGCCTCGGCAATTGCTGAAATGATATTCACATACTATGACAATACTGGAACAAAAACCTTAAAGCTCTGGACAGAAGATGTCGGAACAGGAACGTTCAAGATTTCATTGACATAAGTGGGGCAACTTAAATGACTGTTTTTGACAATGTTAAGGAATTAAAAGGCTGGGTGATAGGAGCTATTGCCTTTGACGCTGCTGTCACCACGCTTCTCGTTACAATCTTTGGAGTAGATATGGTAAAAACAACTATTGCCACTACTGCTACAACGATAGTAGCATTAGCGATTATTTTCCTTAATATTTTC